CAATTAATAATACAAATGCAACTGCAAATCAACTATCTAGTTTTGTTATAAAAACCATTCAAGGTTCTACCGCTAGACAATTCAATTGGATAAACCTTACCTCATTTAAATGGCCGGCAGCAATTCCGCCTAATCTAACCTTAGGGAATAACAGAATAGACTTATTTTCTTTTACTACATATGATAATGGTACTACCTGGTATAGCGCCACTATTGGTCAAGATTTTAGGTAAAATTAAAAGGATATACCATTATGTTAGTAAGACATTTAAGAAGTGCAGGCGGTGGTAGTAAGTCTTTCGCAGAAGCCTCGGGAGGAACCGAGAGTTCTTATATTGGTACCGCAGAAATTGCAGGTAGCGAAAGTTATAAAGTTCATACATTTACCTCATCTGGCATTTTTACTGTTTCTAAAGTCGGTTCCGACGGTATAGATATTTTGGTAGTTGCAGGCGGAGGTGGCGGAATAGGTGGCACATCCGGAGCAACCTGGGGAGGAGGTGGTGGAGCTGGAGGAGTTGTAGTTGCACTACACAAAACAACCACAGAACAAGCATATACAATTACTATAGGTCAAGGCGGAACAGGTAATTCCTCAAATCCTCCTACTGGGAGCGGAACTGATAGCACATATGATGATATAATTACTAAGGGCGGAGGCGGTAGTGGCCAATATCAAAACATTCCTGGCCAGCCCGGAGGCTCTGGTGGAGGTGCTCCGGGTAAAAGCCAGTGTGGCGGAGCCCCAACCCAATTAACATTGGGCTCTCAAGGAGGCGGCACCGGATATGGTAATTGGGGCGGCGGTGGCCAAGGAACAAACTGCGACCACGCCTCAGGTTCTGGCGGAGGCGCCGGCACAAAGGGATATTCCTCGGACTTCGATGGACCAAACTACCCTGCCGGAGGCGGTTCACCTGGTGGTTCAGGTATTCAAAATACTTTTCAAACAGGAAATTACCAATATTATGGTGGCGGTGGCGCCTCTTCTGCTATGGGTGCAGGATCAGGTGGCCTAGGAGGCGGAGGCGATTCACTTGCTAATGGTACTGCTAATACTGGCGGCGGCGGTGGGGGAGGCGGCAGTACTGCTAGTCCTAATAATGGAGGCAACAGTACTACCGGTGGCTCAGGTATAGTAATAATAAGATATCCATATCAATTTGGGCCAATTGAGGCTAATGGAGGAACCGTAACTACTTATGGTGATTATAAAGTTCACACATTTACCAGCAATGGTACTTTTACTGTTACCTCAGCCTCACCTGTAGGTATAGATATTTTGGTAGTTGCTGGTGGTGGTGGAGGAACAGGTAATGGTAATGGACAATTCGGTGGTGGCGGAGGAGCCGGAGGAGTTGTAGTTGCATCAAACAAACTAGTCACAGAACAAGCCTATGCAATTACTATAGGTACAGGCGGTACAGGTTCGCCAGGTTACTATCCACAGTCTTGTACAGGAAACGGAACCGATAGCACATATGATGATATAATTACTAAAGGTGGTGGTGGAAGCGGCAAATATCAAGATGGGGCTGCCTGTGCCGGAGGATCCGGAGGTGGCGGAGCAGGTAAAGATACTGAAGCTGGTGACACAACTCAATTAACAGCAGGATCTCAAGGAGGCGGTACCGGATACGGCAATGTTGGAGGAGCCGGAGTGACTATGCCTCCATGGTGCGGTTCTGCAGGTTCTGGTGGAGGAGCAGGCAGTAAAGGATGGGCCGCGGAACTCGATGGACCAAATTATGGACAAGGTTGGCAAACGGCTTCACCTGGTGGTATAGGTATCCAAAATAATTTCCAAACAGGAAATTATCAATATTATGGTGGCGGTGGAGCAAGTGGTAATACTGGAAATGCAGGAGCAGAATCTGGAGGCTCAGGAGGCGGCGGCGATTCAAGCACTGATGGAACAGACGGACTAGGTGGTGGAGGAGGAGGTGGTGCAAATACCACTGGCGGTAGCGGTGTAGTAATAATAAGATATTTGTATCAATAAATTATTAAGCGGCTATTTTTTGTATATTTGTTGTTATAGTTTGTATTTTTTTAATAACTGATTTATCATATAGAACTAATTTGGCCCCCGAATGTAATGGCTTCGGCCAATTACCTATATCAACCCAACAATAACCACTAGATTCGTTGTTTAATGTTGGAACAAATTCGTCATAACAAGCAATAACAAATGTTTTATAATTAAATCCATTTTCGGATTCAAATATATGTAAGGGGTATATTTTATGGGAAACAGGAAGTTCGCCCATTTCTTCTGCTAATTCTCGTTCTAATGTTTCTAATGGTTGTTCATCATTTTCTGCTTTACCGCCCCAAAATGCCCAAGTGCCAGAATGACTGACATTTTTTGAACGCATTTGAAGTAATATTCTGTTAGTAGGTAAAGATAAAAAGATAGCACCTACTCCGCTAATCATATATATAATCTCCAATAGCCGACTGGATAGTTTGCTTCAATTGCACTAATCCATTCGATACCATTCCATTTCCATTTTTTACTATCTTGTGCATTTTGTGTAAATTTTACAGTTCCCCATGTGTGTCCTGCATTTTCACATGTAGATTTAACTGTATGTTCTTTTTCAGGACAACCCATATAGGCGGCACTTGCATCAAAATTTACAGACCATGCAGTAGAGGCTTCACTATACTGTATTATATCATACTTATTACCTATAGCAGTTCCCCAAACACCATCCGATGGTACTTCGTTTAAAATCAAATATCGTTGACCATCAGCCGCCGGAGGTAAAGTACCATCTCCGGGATAAGCGACTGTGGGATCTATAATAGCATCTACTGTAGCAGTATCTGCTGAATTTGAAGGTAAAGTATCGATGTCTATCGTTGCTGTAAGTTGTTGGTCGTCCGGATTAGATAAAGTACCATATACTTGAAAATTTGCGTCGCTTTCTACTAAAGCATCCATTAATTTAATTTGGCTAATTCCTGTTCTTAATTCACCTGATCGTTGTTTAAACATATCATTCCATGTATCAGTAGTAACAGATCCGTCTTTATCAAGCAATGTTAATAAGTCACCAGTTAAATTTACGACCTTATCACCAAATGTTGTTACCATATAACTAGAATCGGCACCTGGAATTGCCCCAGAATTTTTAAATTGCGCCATTTCTGCAGATGATTTTGCAGTAACAACAGAAGAAATAATTTGATGAATAAGTTTTTGTTTTGTAACTCTTGCCGGAACAGTTAAATGTATAGGCATTTTAAACATCAATGTTGCAATGTCTATAGTATCTTCTACTCCTGTGGGTATGGATCTATTTGTCCATTGTACACTAGTTAATTCTACAATAGACAATCTTGTCCAATCAAATGGATTATCTGTAGCATTAATATCAACAGAAGGATTATATAAAGTTAAAATTTGTTCTAATAATTGAAATTTTTGATCACTATTACTTGTCCATATATCTACTTGCATTGTTAAATTATAAGGAACAGGCATGTGTCGTTCAATTTGATATGTGTTACCTAATTCATTATCATATTGATTTGTTGTATAGTTAAACTTTTTTTCAAACACCTGTACTTTATCTACTTCCATTGGAGCTCGTCTAGATTCAGGACTTGTTTCTAATGCTTGAATCCAACAACTAATAAATGGTGCAGAATTTATTACATTTTCTGAATTTTGTTTTAAAATATGCATTGCCATACGGGTAGCATCACCGTATCTAACAGGGACAGTTCTATATGTTTCTGTTTCTCTATCTATTTCAATTTGAAAATTTGCAAATAATCGCATAAATTGTTGCAAATATCTACGAGTTTGTTTATCGTAAAAAAAGTCCATTATACATCACTCTTTGGTTTTATTACACTAGATAATCCTTGTTTAGATTTAACATCTTCGCCTGGCATAGACATTGTATCGGGATTGTTTGTAAATCTTCGTTGCGAAAACGTTCTTGTTTCCCAACTATCATCATTAGGATTATGATCTGCCGTATATGTCCATAATGTACCTACCCGTTTATACAATCTATTTGGTGAAAAATCAGTACGTACAAAGAAATCACCTTCGGTTGGGTTTGCTGGAAATTGTGTTCCGTTTGCTGACAAAATGGAATCATAATCAAATAAATGTGAGGTATCTAAAATACCTTTATTTTCTTGTTCTGCGGCTTCTATAATAGTATCAGATATTTCTATCTCAGATGCATATGTACTAAGTATATCTGTATCGGTTTCCATGATATCTTGAAATTCTTGTGTGTCAGTCATAGGACCTACTTTAACACGCCATATATGGGGCCACCAAGATTGAGAAAATCCTTCTGAAGCCCTATTAGCATCTTCAACTACATAAAATTTATTAATACCATTTAAATTTGGATCCAATAATGTATCATCACGTAAATGAGGTACTTCTAATACATCACCGGACATTAATTTTCTGCCAAGTTTGGCTATCATATCATTAATGTGAAATGATACAAATAAATTATCTGCTGTTAAAAAGAATCCAAATTGAGAAAGATCAAAATCGTTATCACTTACATTATATAGGCCACGTAATTCGTAAATATCAGGATCATATTTTCTATCCCTATTTTCCATCAATAACATGTCTTGTATTGTTATTTCAGAAGCACCATCTGCTGATGCATGGTGATTGGGTTGGGTTGGATCGTTTTGTTCGCCTACATTTTCTGGTCCCAAGTATTTGTGTACCAAAAAGGCAGTTCCGCCCACTTCAAATTGTTCTCTAATATTTGAATCGAAAAAGTTATAATCGTTGGACTTTTCTTGTCGCCAAAGGCTAAGTCGGGGCATATATCATTCCTTATTCTTAATATTTATCGAAATGTTGTACCCTACTAGATCAAACAATAGTATCTATAATAACTTTTGTGATATCATATGGATTAGCATTAGATGCAGGTCGTCTATCTTCTAAGTAACCGGTTGTATAATTAGACTCAACTGTCTCAAGAGGTATTCTTACACTTGCACCTCTATCACCTTCGCCGTAAGTAAACTGATCAATGGATGCTGTCTCGTGTTTACCAGTCAGTCTTTGATCATTATCTTTTCCATATACTGCTATGTGTTCAGCATGTCGGTTTTTCATCTTATCCAATATATCATGAAAAATACCTAACTGAGAATCGTTTCTCATCTCGTCTGTGCTAAAGTTTGTGTGCATACCGGATCCATTCCAGTCACCCTTAATAGGTTTAGGTTCTATATTAATATCACAGCCATGCTCTTCTGCAACTCTCTCTAAAATATATCGTGACATCCAAAGATCATCACCGGCATTCTTTGCACCTTTACTAAACACTTGATATTCCC